AAACTGAAATCTCCATGAGACACAGAGAGCAGATACATAGTTTAGAAAGGAGCATGGTATCTATATGAACATTGCAAAGGAGCATGTTGTCGGGCTCGTCGCCATGGAGCTGCAGCATGCCAAGGAAAACCACGAAGATTTTCATTCCTTGCATGAGGGCTACGCTGTTATGCTGGAGGAAATCGACGAATGCCGGGACGAGCTTCAGATCATCCAATCCCTGAACAGCGATCTGTGGGAAACTGTGAAGGATGATGACGCCACCGGTGCCAAAGCAAACATGGACGAGATCGAAGCAGCCGCTATCCGCCTTGCATCCGAAGCCATTCAGGTTGCGGCCATGGTTCGGAAAGCAAAGGAAGTTGCGGTGACGATGATCGAGGAAGGCTGAAAACCCTTGACAAACTTCCGAATCGCGTCCGATTCGGTTCCTTGACGGTTCCTTTTTCCCGTGGTAAAATCTTATCGTGAATTCGCGCGCCTGAGATACGGCGCGTGTTTTCTTTTGCCTGAAATCCTGATCATAGCCAATTCGAGAGGAAGGAGGAAAGTCGGCTCTGTGTTTGCTCCTTGCACAGAGGAACAAGACGAACATCGCCAAGTTCGCCATCACCGATAAAACAAGGAGGAATATTCGTGTTTACCCGAATCAAAGAAAGTTTCAAAGCTAACCCCTCTCTCTATTACGCTATGTCTATCGCGGCTACTTGGGCCGGTGGTAACTCTCTGATCGTCGGCATGTCTACCGCTCAGAACAGCGGCATTGTTCCGTTCTTCCTGTGGATGCTCGGCAACACGCTGGCCTGCATCGTGTTTGGTATTTTCGCGTTGAAAATCCCGAAGCTCGGTGACGTCATGGACCACCCTGTTATGAAGTTCATCCTCGGAATCATGTGCATTTTCCAGATTTGGGTGCAGATGAACGGCATGCAGGAGATCCTCGCTGGACTCGGTACGGTTAGCCCCATCGTCACCAAACTTGTCCCCATTACAGTAGCCGTAGCCTTCATTCTGATTCTACTGAAGGACAGTATTATTCGCAACATTCTGACAGATCACGGTGGATGGTCCATCATTTACGGGATTCTGTTCGTCACAACGATAGTTGCATTTATTTCTTCCGGTGGACAGTACAATGCACTCGAAAGCGGATACAGTGCCGCCGGACTGCATGATGGCATCAAGAAAGCAATCCTGCTTCTTCCTGGTCCTTTCATGTATCCCGTGTTCTGGAAGTACATCAGGTATAACACCGACAACACCGATAACGTGAAGCGCGTCAACATGAAGCACTGCTTCATCGGCGGCGGTCTCCTGTTCGGTTTCTATCTTCTGTTCGTGTTCGCATTGTCTTGGGTACACTTCTCTCCGATGCTGAATGTCCTGAAAGCCATTCTGGTCATCCTTATCGCGTCCTCTACTTTGTCCTCGTCTATGTACGGTCTGTTCTGCGCTGTCGGCCATAAGGCCGGCGTGGTACTGTCCGCAGGAACAGTGGCATTGTGGCAGCTCCTCATTCCCTTGGGCGTTATGGGCGCATGGACGCTCATGAGTTCGATCCGTATCTATATCGTCATTGCCTCCATTCTCATTGCGATAGTCTGGAATGCCACTGAGAAGCGGAAGGCGGTGAGCCGATGATTCTCCGTCTGAAGCGCAAGCAGAGTAGCAGCAACCACGACTGGATTGACGTCTTTGAGCATATCGAAGACTACGTGACCCGTGCAGAGCTTGATAAAGCAGTTGCAACAGCCATTGCAGACATCCGAGAGGCATCGTCCGACAAAAGGGCGTTTTACGGATGGAGCGGCGGTAAAGACTCCTTGGTACTCTCAGAGCTATGCAGGGAGGCTGGTGTCAACCAGTGTATTTTCACTCGTACCAATCTTGAATACCCTGCATTTGAACGCTGGGCAATGGAGCATCTCCCGGAAAACTGTACTGTCAACAATCTCGGTTACAATATCGACTGGCTGGTCGAAAATCCTGAGATGGTATTCCCGGACGCAAAACACGATCAGCTGTGGCATCGTATTCTTCAGATCAGAGGATATCAGGAAGCCAACAGTCGTCTTCACCCCGATCTGATCATTACCGGGCACAGGATCGCAGATGGAAACGTCTGCGGCAAAGACCACTATATCCGCAAGCGTTCGGGCGAAGTTCGCTATGCACCCCTCGCAGACTGGCCGCATGAGCTGATCCTCGCATACATTCACTATCACCATATCGAACTGCCGCCGATCTACAGCTGGAAAGACGGCTGGGTGAATGGTACGCATACCTGGGCGGAACGCGGTGGCAAAGTTGATAGAATGATTACCTGGGGCGAGATCTACGACATTGACCGCGGCATTGTATATGATGCCGCTGCTAAGCTGGACGGCGCAGTGAAGTTCCTGTCGTGGATGAAACGGGAAGCCTGCTCTCCCAACGAATCCTTCGAGTCTGTCTTTGCGCGGACGCAGGGTATCGAAGGTGAGGTGAGCAGAGCATGAAAATTACTCGCATTCCCATCGAAAAGCTGAATCGTCCGAAAAAGAATGTGCGCATTCACGGCGATAAGCAGATCAAAGAATTCATCCGCTCGATCACGATGTTTGGCCAGATCAGGCCCATTGTCGTAGATGAAAATTTCACCATGCTTTGCGGCAACGGTCTCTATGAAGCCCTCTTGCAGATGGGCAGAACAGAGGCCGATTGTTATATCGCCGTGGGATTGAGTGAGATCGAGAAAAAGAAGTTGATGCTGACGGACAATCGCATCTTCAGCCTTGGCTCCGACAACCTTGAAGCATTCGATGAAATCCTCTCTGAGCTGGACAAGGATTATGATATCCCCGGTTATGAGGAAGATCTCATTCGAACGCTTACGGCCAGCACATCTGACATCGACAACCTCATCAAGAGCTACGGCACTTTCGATGCCCAGTCCCGTCAGGCCATGCAGCGCAACGCAGAGATTCCGATTCAGGAATCGGCCCCTGTTGCTCCGGCAACGCTCCCTGAGCCGCGGAATGATACTTTCCAGCCGATTCAGCAGGAACCCATTATGGAGCATAATCTTCCTGTGGAACGGGTGGAAACTGCCATTCCAGCCCAATCCACGCGCTATGTGCTATGCCCGAATTGCGGTGAGCGCATTCCTGTTTAGGAGGCGATACACATGCCAATTCGTGAAATGCAGAGCAGCATTGATGTCTTAACCGCAGCCCGCGCGCGCATCAAGAATGTGTTTGACAACGGCGTCAAGGTCTACATGAGCTTTTCTGCCGGAAAAGACAGTTTGTGCATGGCGCATATTACCTACGATCTGATCTTGCGCGGTGAGATCTCAGCCAAGCAGCTCGTTGTAGCGTTCATCGACGAAGAAGCTCTGTATCCCAGCATGGAACAGATGACACTTCGTTGGTATAAACGCTTCACGGGTGTAGGCGCAGAATTCAGATGGTATTGCCTGCCGTTCAAACAGGTTACGATCCTCCGGCATCTTCAGAACGACGAATCGTGGATTACATGGGAGCCGGGAAAAGAGGATGTTTGGTGCAGAAAGCCTCCTGCTTTCGCCATCATGCAGCATCCGCTTATATCCCATCCCGGCAGCATGAATTACCAGACATTTTGCACCCTGGCTTTCCAAGACGGGGTTCAGATGGTCGGTGTTCGTGCCAGCGAATCCTATCACCGGCACAAGTACATGGCGCGCGCCGGTATGTACACCGGGAAACAGGTTGGTGGCAGCTATAAAGTGTATCCCATTTATGACTGGAAGGATGACGATGTTTGGCTGTATATCAAACAGTACAACCTCGATTTCCCGGAGGCGTACATGGATCTGTATGCACTTGGCCTTCCTCGCCCCAAACTGCGGATGTGCAACTACTTCGGCAGCGAGGCTGTGCAGGGCCTGAAAAACATTGCTGAAAGTGATCCGGTTCTCTGGCAGCAGATCGAGCGCAGAGAGCCAAACGCATATCTCGTCATGTTGTATTGGGACAGCGAAATGTTCAGGCGTCAGACCCGCACTCGTACAGAATTGGAGCGTGATCAAACGCCCAAGGATTACGAAGCCTTGGTGATGAAGATGATTTTTGAAGAACCCGAGAAGCACTTCACCACACACGGGGCTCTGACTCTGGCACGGGATGTTCAGCGAATGATCGTAAAGTTTCACTACATGATGTCTCCTGTTGTCTATAAACGTCTGTACGAAATGATGCTGACCGGGGATCCCAAGCGCAGAACCTTCCGGTCCATCTGCGCCCTGATGGCTGGCAATTATAACGAGAGCGCCCGGGCAGA